CGGTACGGCGCACGATGGATTACGACACCGAGCTGCGCCATGTAACCAATGTGGCCTACGCCGGCAAGAGTATGGCCGAGCGTCAGGCAGGGATGGCCGACATCAACCGTGCCGTGATGGGCGCGGCCTATGAGGGAGCCGCCCGCCGCGAAGACACGCTGGCGGCGTTTAGCACCCTGATTTCCAGCGGCGCAGTAGATGGCCAATCAGCCCAGCGACTGCTGCCCACCATCATGAAAACCGCCACTGCCGCCAATGCTTCCGGCGAAGAGGTATCTACTTTTATCGCTAAAGCTTTGCAGGCTGGCTTCAAGGAGGCCGATATCCCCGAGCTGTTAGACCGCGCAGTGCAGTCCGGTGCTGACGGCGGTTTCGAGTTTAAGGATATGGCACGCTGGCTGCCGCAACAGTTGGCGGCAATGAAAAACGCCGGCATGGCGCCGACCTTGGAAAACTTCTCCTCCCTGCTCAATGCCAACCAACTAAGCTTTATGTCGGCCGGCAGCACGGACGAAGCAGGCAATAATGTGGTCAATCTATTGGCCAAACTGACCAGCCCGGATATTGCCAACCACGCCAAACGCATCACCATCAACGGTCAAAAAGGCTTTGATTTTACGGCCTCCATGAACAAGCGGCAGGCCGACGGCATGAACTCGCTGGATGCGGTGGTGGATATCGCCCGTGAATTGATTGCCAAGGATGAACGCAGTCGCGTATTGATGGAGAAAATCAATGCTGCTAAGGGCGACGAGGCTAAACTGGAATTGCTGGAGAGCCAAAAAGCCTTAGTGGACGGTACGGCCATAGGCCAGTTAGTGACTGACCGTCAAGCTTTAATGGCTTTGCTCGCGTTAGTGAACAATGCCGACCAAGCGAACCGGCTCAAGCAGGGACAAGCCAATGCCAGCGGTGCGGTGGCAGGTAACTTTGATTTCCTGATTCAGGGTTCGGGACTGCAGGCACAACGTGCCAAAGCAGCTTATAGCGATGCTGAATATGGGGTGTTCAAGGGCTTGAGCGACAAAATCGGCAGCGGTATGGATGCGCTAGGCCGCTGGGCGAAGCAAAACCCAACCCAAGCCCAAGTGGCCACCGGTGCTGGCTGGACGGCTGCCGCGGCAGCTGCCGGCAGGGGTGTTTTAGGTTTTATACCCGGCGGCTCGGGCTGGGCGGGCAATATGTTGTCCGGTGCGGCCAAGGGAACAGGCAACTTGCTGTCCGGAGCAGTCAAAGGGGCTGCCGACTTGGGGCGTGGGGCGTTTAAATTGGGTGGTAAGGCTCTGACTGCCGCACCGCGTTTTAATTTCGGCCTCGGCCTGTTGCTGCATTCGCAAGAATTGAATGCCGGAGAGATCGAAGAAGTGGCCAGGATGCGCCGATCATGGCAGCAGCGTAACAACCGGCCATCATCATTATCATCATTATTTAATTATCCCAAGTCCCTCCGGGCAGCCAACCCATTTCTGCCCGACGGGGCTGAAGCGGGGGGGATGCGCCAATTGCCCCCGCAACGTTACGGGCAATCAATGCTGCATTCGCCGCTCAACAGCCCGGAGTTGCAAAAAAGCGCGGAGCAAATCCAGCAGTCATCGCAAACCTATCAGCAATCCAGCGAACAATATGCACAGGCGGTCAATTACAACCAGCAGGCCGCCGCCCAGTTTTTGGAGGCATCGCGCCTGATGGGCACGGCGGCGGGTCAGTTGGCGGCAGCGGCGCGGCAGCCGGTGCCGGTAACCGTATCGGTGTCGGGCGGCAATATCACCGCCGCCGTATCGCAAGCCGCCGAGCGCGATAACAGAAGGAATTAACAGATGAGTTGGCAAGATACCCTGCTTGATGCCAGTTACAAGGGCGTGGCCTTCGAGGCCACCGGCGACACCCTGCGCGGCGTGCACGCGCTGGCCGAGCACAGCTACCCTTTTGTGGACGGCTCGGATATTGAAGACACGGGCTGCGAGGCGTTGGAATTTAACCTCACCGCCGTTTTGTATGGCGACGACTACGAGGCGCGGCTGCAACGCCTGCTCAAGGTGCTGCGCGAACACGGCAGCGGCGAGCTGGTGCACCCGATTTACGGCAGCGTGCCGGACACGGCGGTGGCCGATTTCGAGGTGCGGCACAGCGAAGACAGCCCGGACTATGCCGAAATCAATATCAGCTTCAAACAGAGCGTGGCCGCCGCGCCGTTTTTCGGGCGCGAGCTGGCACTGGCTTTGGCCGACGAGGTGGATTGGATAGCCGACTTGGCCGCGTTTCAGGGTTTCGCCGTACTGGAAAAGGGATTGGGCAAAATCCGCAACCTACAGCACCGCTGGAACAATTTTCACGCGGCTGTGCTCAATGTGGTGGGGCGGCTGTACGGCCAAGTGAACGGGGTATTTTCAGGCAGCCTGAACCTGCTCAACAGCCCGCGCGTGCTGCTCACCGAACTCAAAGGCGTGTTTGGCGCGCTGGCCGGAATGCACCGCACGGCACAAAGCAGCCTGTCCGGCTGGCGCGATTTGGCCGGCGGCACCAAAACGGCCGCCGCCGTGCCGTGGCAATATCGGCAGGGCTTGGATAACGGCGCCACGCCCGCCCGCTCGCAGGCCGCCTTGCCGGATGTGGCCGCGCTCACGGCAGCGATTGCCATTGTGGGCAGCACCGCGCTGGCCAAAGAGCTGGCGGATATTTTCGCCGCCGAACAAGACGAGCCCGAACTTACGCCGGCGGAAATCAGCCGCCTGCTGGCCGATGTGCGCGCCCAGCTCAACAGCGCTTTGGCCGCCAACCGCTTGGCGGTGATGATGCTCTCCGCTAGCGCCGAGCAGGCCGAACAGTTGGCCGCCTTGCTGCTCTCGCTGTATCAGGACAACCCGCCCGACCCCGAGCAGCTCTACCGCCAACTGGAACAGCGCCGCCTGTTGCCGCAGCAGCCTTATTTGGAGGGCAGCGCCGAATTGGCCGACAGCGTGCGCACGTTGGCGCATACCCTGCAAAAGCAGGCACAGGCCTTGATTAACCTGCGCCCGCCCTTGGTGCAAAAGGTGGTGCCGACCGACAGCAGCCTGCACCTGCTGGCTTTTTTATGGTACGGCGACCACAGCCGCCAAGCCGAGCTGCTGCGCCTCAATCCGAGTATCAGCCATCCCAACTTTATCACCCGCGGAACCGTATTAAATGCCTACGCCCAATAACACCGTAAGCCTCTTGATTGCAGGCAAAACCCACAGCCAGTGGACAGACTACGACATCGACAGCGACCTCCTCACCCCGGCCGATGATTTTCAGGTAACCCTCGGGCGGCCGGTGGACGCCAAACCGGATGCAGTACAGCCGGGCGATACGGTGGAAGTGCGGGTGGGTGAGGATACCGTATTGAGCGGGCGCATCGACCGCGTGAGCACCACCACCGCCAAAGGGCAAAAAACGCTCACTATTTCCGGCCGCGACGATGCCGGCATCCTGTTGGATTGCTCCTGCCCAATTTTTAACGCGCAGGATATGGATTTAAAGCAGATTATCGACACCATCGTCAAACCCTTGGGCATCAGCAAAATTCGCATCGATGCGGCGCAAACCGCGCGCACCAACAAAGTGCAGATCGAGCCGGGCAGCCGCGCTTGGGATGCCTTGGCGCAGTATGCCGAGGCCAACGGGCTGTGGCCGTGGCTGGAGCCGGACGGCACGCTGGTGATCGGCGGGCCCGACTACACCACCAAGCCGGTGGCCGATTTGATTGTGCGCGTATCCGGGCAGGGCAACAACGTGGAGCAGTTGCAGGTGGAGCGCGATTTTTCGCAGCGCTTCAGCGAGATTACCGTGCTGGGGCAGAGCCACAGCGGCAAGCACAACCTGCGCGCCACGGTAAAAGACGACACGGTCAAGGTGCACCGCCCACTGATTATCGTGGAGGCGGATGTGGACAACCAAGCCGCCGCCGAGCGCAAGGCGAAAAAACGGCTGGGCGACAGCAAATTGGACGGCCTTACCATCACCGCCACCGTGCAGGGCCACCGCAACGACGACGGCGTGCTGTGGCAGCCCGGCCAGCGCCTGCAAGTATTGAGCGAGCCGGACGGGCTGGACGGTATCTATTTCCTGATGGCGCGCAAATTTGTGGGCGGGCGCGGCAAGCCCACGCAAACCATCCTCACCCTCAAAGAGGATAAGGCGTGGATACCCGAGGCCAAACCGCCGAAAAACAACAAAGGCCAAGGCGGCAAAGGCCGCCGCAGGGGCAGTCGCAAACGCCGCAGCGGTGAACGGAAAGGCCGTCAGGCACGGGAATTACAGGTTATTTAAGGACAATAAATGGACGCTAAACAAGTAGACGGCCGCATCAAGCGGATGCTGGGCGGCATCCGGCAGGCATTCCGCGGCAAAATCGCCCGCACCGATGCCGGAGGCGGTGTGCAGCGTACACAGATTGAGGGGCTGGACGGCGAAACGGTGCAGGCGCTGGAACACGCCGAGCAGTTTGGTTTCACCGGCCATCCGCCTGCTGGCTCTGATTGCATCGTGCTACCGCTGGGCGGCCAGACCAGCCACGGCATCGTCGTCAATACCTGCAACGGTGCCTACCGCATCACCAACCTGCAAGAGGGCGAGACTGCGGTGTACAACGCCGACGGTGCCAAAATTGTGCTGAAAAAAGGCCGCATCATCGATATCGATTGCCAAGTGCTCAACATCAAAGCACCCGGCGGGGTCAATATCGACGCACCCAATGTGGATTGCAGCGAGCAGATTACCGCCGCCGGGCAAATCAACGGCAACGGCGGCATGGCGGTTAAAGGCGGCAGCGGCGCCAGCTTCGAGGGCGATGTACGCCAAACCGGCGGCAGCTACACCACCGACGGCGACGTGGTGGCCTCGGGTAAATCACTGGTAGCGCATACCCACCCCGGCGACAGCGGCGGTACCACCGGCGCCCCTATTTAGGCTACCCTCTGAAGCCACTCAAGCAGTTTCCCCGGCGTCCATAACCCATAATGCGGTTATGGACGCTTTACTTAACCCTGCCACCGGCGACTACCTGCTCAACCAATCCGCGCAAGGCATCGAAAACGAAGTCTATGTGCGGCTGGTTACCCCGCTGGGCAGCTACTGGGCCGAACCTGCACTGGGCAGCCGCCTGCACGAATTGCGCCGCATGAAAGACCTGCCGCGCATCGCCGTGCTGGCCAAGCAGTATGCCGAGCAGGCCCTGCAGCCGATTTTGGATACCCGCCGCGCCCGCCACATCAATGTGGCCACCTCTTTGGCACGGCGCGGCTGGCTGCGGCTGGATATTGACGGGGAAGACATGAGCGGCCGGAATCTATCCTTAATCCATGAGGTGCGGCTGGCATGAAAACCAAAAACTTTGAGCAATTGCGCAGCGACTACCTGCGTGATTTGAGCAACCAACAGCCTGCTGCCCACACCCATCCCGGCAGCGACAATTACGCCCGCGCCACCGCTTTGGCCGCACTGGCCGAGGGGCAATACCAGCATCAAGAGTGGATTTTGCGGCAGGTGTTTGCCGATACGGCGGACACCGCCTATTTGGAGCGCCATTGCGCCATGTACCGCATTTGGCGCAAAGCGGCTGCCGCAGCGGCGGGCAGCATCCGCATCAGCGGCGCGCCCAATACCGTTCTGCCTGCCGGGCTGGTGGCCCAAGTGGGCGACATTGCCTACCAAACCACTGCTGCCGGCCAAACCGACGGCAGCGGGCAGGCTGTGTTGGCCTGCCATTGCCTGAGCACCGGCGCCACCGGTAATCAGCCTGACAACACTCCGGCCAAACTGCAAAGCCCGCCTGCCGGCATTGAGGCAGATGCCGTGCTCACCAGCATGGTGGGCGGCACCGATATCGAGAGTGATACCGCGCTGTTAGACAGGCTGCTGTCGCGCTTACGCCAACCGCCCGCCGGCGGCAATGCCTACGACTATTACCGCTGGGCAATGGACGTACCGGGAGTGGAGGCGGCCTTTGTGTACCCGCTGCGCCGCGGCTTGGGCACGGTGGACGTGGCCATCCTCACCGCTTCCGGCCTGCCGTCACCCGATGTGGTGCGTGCCGTACAGCAGTATATCGACGAACGCCGCCCGGTCACCGCCAAAAACGTGCAGGTGATGGCGCCGCAGCGTGTGCCGCTCAATATATCGGTGCGCGTATCGCTGGCCGACGGCTACACCCTGTCTGCGGTTAAGGATGCCGCCGCCCGCGCTTTGTCGGCTTATTTTGCAACCATCAAGCCGGGCGACACCGTCTATAAAAGCCATATCGAGGCACTGATTAGCGACACCCCGGGCGTGCGCGACCGCGTTTTGGTCAGCCCGTCTGCCAACCAAAACGCCACCATCACCCCGCACATCCAATGGCTGGCATTAGGCACGTTTGAGATGACCCTGTTATGACCTACGCCGACCTGCTCCCCCTCTACTATCCGCCCGTCAGCTACGACGTGCGCGCCACGCAGCAGGCCGCCGAGCGGCAGGNNNCAAACGCAGTCGGCACAGGTGCTGGCTACCGCCTATGCCCCCACTGCCGGCGGCGACATCGCACGCTGGGAGCGCCTGCTCGGCATCAATCCGCCGCAGCCCGACAACTACGCCCGCCGCGTAGCCGACGTGTTGGCCAAACTCAACGAGACCGGCGGCCTGAGCATCCCGTATTTCATCCGGCTGGCCGCCGCAGCCGGCTACACCATCACCATCAGCGAGCCGCAGCCCTTCCGCGCCGGTGTAAACCGCGCCGGCGACCGCCTCGCCCGCGAAGACATTATGTGGGTGTGGTGGGTGGACGTGGCTGCCCAATCGCAAACCGTGTGGCGCTTCCGCGCCGGCTCCGGTACGGCAGGCAGCCGCTTGAGCCAATACAGCGACGCCGTAATTGGCAGTCTGTTCAACCGCCTCAAACCCGCCCACACCGCCATCCGATTCAACTACCACTAAGGACTAACTCATGTACCCCATCGAAACCCCCGACAAAATCTTCCGCGACGGCGACGGCGTGAGCGAACTCGGCACGATTTTGCCCGCATGGTGGCTGAATCAAATCCAGGGCGAATTACTCGGCGTGTTGGAATTGGTCGGCATTACACCTAATAAAACAAACACCAAACAGCTTAAAACAGCCATTGATAAATTATTTACCACTAAAGCGGCAGAGGCTACGGCGGCGAAAGCAGACACGAAAAAATTAACCACTGAAGACCTTAACAGTATTACTTTTCCGGGTATATACGGGCAAAGACTAAACGTCAATGCCACAGCAGAGCGCAATTACCCTACGCAAAAGGCAGGCAGCCTGTTGAGTATGCCGTCTGCGTATAACAGCGATACCGACATAGCCTCGCATCAGATTTATATCCCGTTTGATGCCGATGAGATATGGCGGCGCGGCAAGGACTACAGTGGAAACTGGACCGAATGGTCAAAATTAACCGTATCGCCTGCCGATTTATCAGCCGCTATCCAATCATCCATACCGTCAGGAACGGTCATTCATTTCGCAGGGCAGATCGCCCCTGCCGGCTGGCTCAAAGCCAACGGCGCCGCTGTTTCCCGCACCGCCTATGCGGCCCTATTTGCCGCCATTGGCACCACCTACGGTGCGGGCGACGGGCGCAGCACCTTTAATTTACCCGACCTGCGCGGCGAATTTATCCGCGGCTGGGATGACGGTCGCGGTATAGACCGTGGGCGTGCGTTAGGGTCGGCGCAAGGAGACGCCATCCGCAACATCACCGGTTCTATAGACACGGGCAGCCACAACGGGCAACAACTCTTTGACGAAGCCACCGCCACGGGTGCGCTGGCCATAAGCAGGAAGCAATGGAAAAAATGGACAGGCGATTCCGGCGACGGCGGAAACAACCCTGCCGCGTTTGACTTTGACGCCTCGCGCGTCGTTCCCACCGCATCCGAAAACCGCCCGCGCAACATCGCATTGCTGGCCTGTATCAAGATTTAAGGCCGTCTGAAAGGAAAAATCATGAGCGAAAACCAATACCCGCCAACCAAGCCCGTCTGCCAGTTGGATGCCGACAACCTCTACCTGCATCAAACCGTGGCCGACCTCGACCCGCTGGCTGCAGACGGCAGCTACCTGCTGCCCGCCGGCTGCATCGACGCCGACCCGCCCGAAGCCCGCTCAGGCTTTGCCGCCAGCTGGCAGCCCGAAAAAAACGCCTGGCAATACCTGCCCGACCATCGCGGCAAAACCGCCTACCGCACCGACGACGGCGCGGAAGTGCAGGTAGTACAGGTGGGCGAATTGCCCGAAGGGCTGACATTCGTCCAGCGCGAGAACGGACATCAGACGTGGGATGCCAAGGCCAAGGCTTGGGTATTGCCTCCGGACGTTGCCGTCCGGCTAAAAGCCGAGCAGCAGGATGAGGTGTGGGAGCGTATCAAGGCCAAGCGCTACGACAACCTGCGCCACGGGGTGTACGCCAAATCGGTCGGCAAGTGGTTTCAGACCGACGATGCCACACGCCTGCAATATTTGGCGCTGGCGCTGGAAAGCGTAACGGGCGGCTTTAAAAAGCCCATCAACTGGAAGACGATGGACAACAGCTTTTTGATGCTCACCCCCGAACTGCTGCGTGAAATCATGCAGACCATGCACGATGACGAACAAGCCGACTTTGCCAATGCCGAAAAACACAAAGCGGCCATGCTCAAGGCCGAAAATCCTCTGGAATATGACTACAGCGGCGGCTGGACGGCAAACTTTGATGAGCAGCCCGCCGCCGAATTTGAGGAGGCTGCCAAATGAATCAGTCGCAAATCTACCTCGCCTTATACAAAGGCCGCCGCGACGGCACAGGCTGGCGCGTATGGTTTGCCCGAGCTGCCGACCGGCTGACACGCAAACTGACCCGGGGACGGTACAGCCACTGCGAAATTGCCGTAATGCTGACAGAAAAAAACAATGGCGGACAGGTAGTGTATCAATGCTACTCCGCTTCCATCCGAGATGGCGGCGTGCGTACCAAAGTCATGCCGCTGCCTGAAACCAAATGGGACCTGATCCCGTTGCCTTCTACCCCAGAAGCACACAAACAACTGCAGCGGGTATGGAGGGCCACAGAGGGGCATGGCTACGACCTGGAGGGCGCATTGGGCATCGCCTTCAAAACCCACCAACGGGGCGACAAATGGTTCTGTTCCGAATGGTGTGCAACAGCCCTAGAGCTATCCGACTGCTGGCGCTGGTCGCCCAA